CCTAAAACAATTGAAGAAGATTAGGTGATTTTGTGTGCCTGTCTCTATTACGAAAGATACCCCGATAACTCTCAGGGTCATTCAATTTTTTGAAAAAATGCGAATGTCATATCTTTCTGCTTTATCAGACCCTAAACAGTATGGTAAAAAATGGATGAAAGAAGTCAAAACATTGCGTGAGCAATGGGATGATATAGATGAATTCAGTAAAGAAATAAAGAAAGTAATCAATGAAAAGAATTTATTTTCTGATGAAGCAGAGAATATAGAGACAGACATTGCGAGGAATATTTATTCTCAAGTTAAAGAATTAAGGTACTCCGCTGGAATTGTTAAAGACCCTTTCAGTATTAAATACGAAGAAGAAGTATTAGACCAATTGATGTCTAATCCCTCTTTATTTGCTAAATTTGTCCATTGGGCAATAAGGAATCACGATAAATCATTAAGTGATGATGCTTGGGAAAAGAACGATTTGGAACCAGATACTATTACTGAAGGATATAAAGGTCTTAATTTGGTCGAAAAGGATGTTATTGATTTTGTAGTTGAGCATTATGGAGATGATAAAGATACTAAAAGAATCAAAGGTAAATATAAGGCCGCTCGTAAACTCTTAGAAGAAATATATATTTCCCATCATGGTGAATCTAAGTGGAAGAAAACAGTTAGTTTAGAAAAAGCGGAGAAATCTGATATCCATTTTTTAGTACCTAACAAACCAATGTATAGGATTTTCGATATAGATGATTTGAAAGAATTAAAGGGATTTACTGGTAAGTGGGTAGTCCAAGAGAAATATGATGGAATGAGAATTCAAATTCATAAGATAGATGAAAAAATTAAGATTTATTCATTCAATGGTAAAGATATAACAGATAAATGTCCAGAGCAAAAGAAAATAATGGCTGCTAAACACTTTGGAGATTGCATACTTGATGCGGAATTAATGCTTTTCCAAAAAGAAGAACCGCTACATAGAGCAGAAGTGGTGGCTCGAATATTCAAAGGTAAAGAAACAGAAGATTCAGAATTAAGAGCACACGCCTTTGATATTATGAGGCACGAAGATAAAGAATTACATGAAGATGAATTATCGGAACGACTCACTATCTTATTCAATAATTATTCGACTCATTCTGATGAGAAATTAGCATTTCCTTCTAAGAAAGACACACGTTATGCTGACTCTATTAAGGAAGTGGAGGAATATGCAGAAGAAATTATGGAAATACCAACTGCTGAAGGGGTAGTAATCAAAGATTTGACTTCTACTTATTTTATTGGTACTAAAAAGAATCCAAAATGGATTAAGTGGAAGAAATTTGTGGATTTAGATATGATAGTATTAGATAAGAAAACCACCAAATCGAATATGTTCACTTACACTTTAGGTGCGGGTCCACTAACAGATGATGATGATTTTAAAAATACTAAGGTGGTTAATGATAGAGAATATTTAGAAGTAGGTAAAGCCTTGAATACAAAAATAGATGTTGAGGTCGGGGCCATTATTCGAGTTAAGATAGATGAGGTTAAGAAAGATAAAAACGGCGGTTACAAATTATTCTCTGCTAAGGTTATTGAGATTCCAGAAGTAGAATTACCTGAGAAATTAATTACTTTAGAATTACTATCGCAAGATACTAAAAAATCTCTCAATTATAATGTGGAAGCGTTAGAAAAAGGATATCGCATCTCTGATGTAATACATGGTGAGACAACCGCTATCATTAAATCAGATTTAGACGGATTTACTTTCTATGGTTTTGAACAAAATAATCTAATGGCTAAGAATGCCCTATTAGATATTGATGTTTGGAAGACCGAAATAGAAGGAATGTTAAAAACTCAAAAGGCTAAATTTAGAGTGACGATTAAGAATTATTTAATGGAGAATGGGGAGACTCCTTTTGAAAAGATAGAGGAATTTGTGAGAGAAAAACAAATTAATTATTATAATAATTTATTTGATTCAAATGCTAAGAAATTAAAAGATTGGATGAAACAATTGGAAGACATAAGTTATAATAAAAATGAAGATGTGTTTTTGGCCGCTGATGATATGATAGAGAAAGATTACAAAACCCCTGATGAATATAGAAATGGGGAATTTAAGATTTACAAGAAAGATAATGATAATCTATGTATAGTCTTCAAAGTAAGTGATGAGTTATTTGGTTGGGAAATAGATATAGAAGATGAAGAAGACATATTTTCTCTCTTTGGTAAATCTGGTAAATTCCCTGCTCAAGTTGAGGCACGTTATGAGAAAGGTAAATTGGTAGATTCAGGTAAAGTAGAATTAGGGGTTCAAAGAGATGGTTATCATGAATACATATTAGAAGGAAATAAATTTGATACTAAGTTCCACGTTAGGGTTATCCCTGTTAAGGGTAAAGATACATGGTTGGCTTGGACAGGTTTAGAGACAAAACCAGTAGATTCTGATACTGATGAAGGTGTTTGGGATATTTCTAAAGATAAATTTGCTAAATTAAAATTCAGGAACAATTAATATAGTAAACCCAAGAAACCCTCATTCATGAGTTCTGCTTCTATTGTAAGGTCAATTAGCCCAGTCAGGCATGACCCCTTTAGTATTCTAAAATCTGATGATTTAGTGATAGGCGGTTATGCCTCTATTGAAATGGTAGACAAACAAAACGATTTGATTACTTTAGATGCGTTAGGTGAAGCCGTTGGTAAATATATGAAAATTACTAAATTTAGAAATGTTATGACTAACCACTCTAATGTTCAGGTAGGGGAAGTTATTTCTCAATATAGAGATAAATCTGGTAAACTTTGGAAAACTGGGGTAGATGATGTTGGGTTTTTTGTTGTTATTAAAATGAGAGAAGATATTGAAAAAGCCAAAGAAGTTGGTAGAGAAATAAGAGAAGGCACTCTTCGTTCTTTCAGTATTGGCGGCCAAGCATTAGAGAAGAAAAAGAAAAGTCATAATGAATATGGGGATTATAATGAAATTTCAAAATTAGAATTACATGAAGTAACTATCTGTGAAAAGGGAATTAATCCTGAAGCAAAGTTTGACATATTAAAAATGGAAAAGGAAGGAAAAGAAATGAACGAAATAGAAAAAGCATTGAATGCATTAAATGAACTTTTAGAGAAAAAGGATGAGTTGGAAGTTAATAAAGAAGAAGAATTTTCTGAAAATAGTAATAAAAGTGTGGAAAACTATAATAAGAACTTGAGTAAAAAGACAGAAATATCCAACGAGGTAAATAACATGACCGAGGAAGTAGTAAAAGAAGACGAAGAAGAACTAATGGATACTTCAACTGAGGAAGAGGCTCCTCAAGAAGAAGTGGCAATGGCGGAATATCAGGATAACGAAGAGAAATCAAAAACCAGTTTAGATGCTGGAGAGATTGAGCATGGTGGCGCTGGTGATTTAGTCAGTGAATCCCATGACCAACTAAGTAGCAATTACATGGCTAAGTTCGATGAGCAATCAACTCTTGACCTTTCCGCAGAAAACCTTGAGAAAGCCTATGCAGAGTTTAAGGCTGAACAACTCGAAAAGGCCGCTTACGATGCAATCAAGGGCAAGTTCCAGACCCGCTTTAATTCTGAAATGGTCACAAAGACCGAGGAAATTGAGAAGGCTAACTATGATGCTAAGTCAGAAGTTGCCGAACTGAGGAAGCAATTCTCAGACCTTCTAACTTCTCTAGGGGATAACCAAGAGTCGGTAATCCGCAAGCAGGAAGAAGCAGTATCAGAATTAGACCTCCCAACTAGCGATGAAATCGCAAAAATGGATTGGAACGACATTAACGCTCTGGTCGAAAGGTTGGAGGCTCAACTCTAAACGAGTATAACTTAAAAAAAAGGAGATGAAAATAATGACAAAGTACATCAACACAATGAGAGACTTGGAAGCCGCAACGTATGGCTCCTTTGGTGGATTAGCAGGTAACAATCTATTGAAGGCTGCGGGAGTTGTCGGTTCTATTGGTAGTGGTTTCACCGGCTCCTCTGGAGATGCGCTCAACCTTAACGGTACAGCAGCAACTGGTGCATCTAACCTTTACAATATCATTTACGGCCAGAAAGTCTGGTCAATGATTAACCAAGAAATCAACCCTCTGTCAATTCTACCTAAGAAACCATACACAGCAAGTGGATGGAGAGTAATGACAAACAGGCCACAAGGCGGAAGTGCAGCGGCATTCGGGGTTTCTACAACTGCTGGAACTGCTGCACAAGGAACTGCTGCACCTGATGCAGATATCATTGGTGGAGTTGGTGAGAATGAGGCTCTTGGCTCTGCATCCCTTCTTGCACTGGCTCCAGAATATGCTAACCTATACATGAATCCGAAAATCGTTGCACATATGTTCGATTACAGCGAATTGGCTGCTGAAATGGCAAAGATTGACGATGGTGTGGGCGACCTCCGTAAACTCATTCGTGAGGATATGGGTAAATTCCACGCTGAATCACAATCGAAGATGCTCGTTATGCCTCTAGAAATGTATGACGACTTTGGTGCAGACGTTGGGGCAACAGATGGAAGAATCCGTGAGCAATACACATCTCTAATGAAGATTGTCAGTTCATTCGGGGAATTAGCGGACACTGTTGGTATTCACAACCTTTCCAACATTGGTGGAACAACTAACTACGCAACTACTGACGATGATGCAAAAATCATTTACGGAGCAACCCGAAGTGCTGCATCTTACTTGGATGCAGAGGTTAACTTCGGTGGAAGTTATGCTACGGCTGGTCGGGCATTTACCCTAAGCATCATGAACACCGTCATTCAGAATGTGCGATTGAATGGTGGAGCGCCTAAAGTTATGCTTACAGGGTATGACACAATTCAGGCTATCTCTGACCTACTTCAGAGCCAAGAGCGATTCATGGACTCTAAAGAAGTAATGCCAAGCCATAACGGTGTTAAGGGCGTTAAAGGTGCAGAAGTTGGATTCCGTGTTGCAACATACTACGATATCCCTCTGATTCCAGCAAAGGATATGCCAAAGACTGGTGCTTACTCAGGTACGAAGATTTCAGATATTCTTATGCTAGATACGGACCATTTGTGGTTCGCTACTATGAAACCAACCCAGTATTTCGAGGATGGTATCAGTCACGGAAACCCATTCGGTGTTGGGGTTCTTGGAAACCGAGGTCTTTACCGAACAATGGGTGAGACTGGATGTACTTTCTTCAAGGGACAAGCCAAAATTACTAACCTTTACTGAGGCTTTACTTTTAGGAGATAAATAGGAGGAAAAAAAATGGCACTAGTTAAAGCAGTAACCATAATCGCAGACCATAAAGGTATAACTGCCCCTAGAGTTTGTGGGGATGAATATGTGGTGGACGCCTATTGTGATATCACACAAGTAGTAGCAGCGGGTTCAGTAATTCCTGCAAGTGATTTCGGTCTATCTACCATTAATGCAGTATGTATTACTGGAGATGATAACCCTAACAACAGCACAAATGATATTGCCATCAAAGTAGAGTGTTCGGCTACAGGTGCTTATGAGTCGGCAGGTTCTGTTGCCTTTATGCATACCACAGTGGCAAGTGGAACTACTCTATCCAATGACGCTAACGGCGGAACAGTTAGAGTTCGAGTTTGGGGCCTTATCTGAGGGGATAAGTGTGGCTAAGGCTACTTTAATTGAAGCCACCAATCAAGCGGGGGGAGGTTTCGTTACCCTTAATGGGGTATTATTAACATTAGATGTTGAAGAGGATATTTCTGTTCATTCAGGAATGTTGTATATGAATTCACATAATATTAAAGTAGAATTTGTTGAAAGTGATTTTAAAGACATATCTGATGGAACTTTAGAGAATATCGCATTAAAATTAGAAGTTGAATCTTCTGAAGTGAAAAATACTCTTTTTGGTAAGAAAACAGCGGCTTCTAAAGTAAAAGAAACCTTAACTGGTTCTAAGAAAAAGAATAAGAAAACCAATACTAAGAGTAAACCTTCTGAAGAAGAGAGCGACGAGTAGACTTATACGACATTGTTCTTTACAGATTCACAGTGAGGTATTCTAAATGAGTGGGATAGGGGGCTGTAGAAGCAGCGGAGCCTTTACTGCTGACACTTTACTTTTTACTGGTTCTGGTAAATTAACCAGTATTACTGGTATGTCATTTGTTACTACTGGCCCAACTGTTGATAATGCAGCATTTATGGTCTTACATGATTGTTTAAACTCTGGCGCAGCAACTGCTGCTAATACTATTGGAATATTATATGTTGGAACTACAGCAACGGGTAGTAATTTTGTTGAAGCAGATATGCATGGCGTCACGTTCAAAAATGGCATATTTGCTGATGTTACTCATATTGCTGGAACCGCTACTAAATTCTTAGTGACATTTAATTAATATTGTAAATGAGGGACTGATATGACAGGAATTGGTGGCTGTAGAAGTAGTGGCGCAATTAGTGCTGATACCCTTATCTTTACTGGTGGTGGAAAGTTAATTAGTATTCATGGTTATGCAACTGGAACAGACACTGGATATGTGACACTTCATGATTGTTTAACTCAAGGGGCATGTAATAATGCTAATATGTTGGGTATGTTATATGTTGGGCTGGTTTCGGCTGGTGACTCATATAATGAAGCAGACATGCATGGAGTTCGATTTACTAATGGTCTTTATGCAGACGTAACAGATGTTAGTGGAACGGGAACCACATTCACAATAGAATTTAATTGAGGTATATGAAAATGGCAGCGATAGATAAAGACACAAGACTGATAATGACGATAATGTATGTAGGAGCAGTTTCTGGACTGAACGTTTACTTCTACTCGGTGTATGGAGCATCATTACCATTTCCACCAATATCTCACGCAGTATTATTTGCATTAGTGACTGTAGGAGTAATTATGCTACAGAAAGCACTGTTCGATTTAGCAGTAAACGAAAGATTAGAAACATGGTTATTGAATAGGAAAATAGACATGTATTGGCAGAAAAGAAATAGAGATGATTCTCAGAGACAAAAGATTCGAGATACTATGAATTCTCGTAATCCAAATTATTACAGGGGTGGTCCAGAGACTACTTATGAAGAGGTTTCAGAACAATTTCTCAAAGCAATGGAATGATGGATGATGGGTGATAATCATGCTGGACAGACTATTAGGCGTTGATGAGCAATCACTTGCTTATGATTTATCCAGAGCACATTCAGCCGATGTGTTTTTCATCAAAATAAGGGCTTTATTATGGGGAGTTATTGCTACTACCATTTTCTTCATGATGGGGAATATTATGGGTGCTAAT